TTTAGAATTCTAAGATTGCGTAATCGTAAGTTAATGTGATTTCGATTGTTGCAGGGTCTGTAGCATTACTCCAATCTAACTCACCAAAGTTCGCTTGTTGGATATATGCACCTTTTAATTTCCATTGTTCAATCTTATCACCTACTGGACCTAACATATAGAAATCCACATCCTTCTTATAGAATTCTGCGTATCCATCTCTACCTGTCAACGATTCATGTGATGTTCTAATCCACTCCATTACCGCTTGTGCTCCAGATGGAACAATTGGGTCGTAAAGTGTCATAGATAAATCTTGCCAATCACCTTTACCTTTTAACTTTCTTTTGATGTTGATATGGTCTAACACTACAGTTTCAAATTGAATTGTAGGTCTGTTAGCCACTTTTACTAAGTATGAAGGAATACCATCTATTTCTACGATGAATCTGTTTTTCATCTTAGGTTCGAAATTGGTATAAAACATTTCGTTAAATTCTAATACTTCTGCCATTTTTTATTTCTTTTATATAAATATCAGTTATTGAAATTATACACTAAATGTTGCCCCCGTCGGTAAGATGTTGAAATCAATTACGATGAATTCAGCCGTCTTAGAAGGTTGTAAAAACACAGAACCTTGTAATATGTTTCTGTCGATTACATCTGGTGTATTATTTGTCTCATCCATAACCACTCTAAATGCGTAAAGTCCTTGTCTTTGTTGAACTGCTTCTAAGTAAGGGTTTACAGTATTTAAGAATTTACTTCTTGTTTGTGCCGTATTTTGTTCGAACACTAAGAATCTTGAAGTAGATGCAACAAACTTCTTTAAGTTAATTAACAATCTTCTTACGTTGATTCTATCCAATGCAGATGCTTTATCTTGTAAAGTTTTTTGTCCAAATGCACTAATACCTTGTCCAGGGAATGTTGCGATTGGGTTTACTTTACCTTCATATAATGTATCTCTTTCTGATTGAGTTAATCTATTCAATACTTGAACTGCTCCTGCAATCCCACCTCTATTTAAACCAGCTGGTGCGAACCACTCAGCACCTAATCTATCATTCTGTGCATATGTTCCTGCTAATAATACTGATGGTGGAACTGCTACTAATTTGTTTGTATTTACATCGATAGTTTTAATCCAAGGATAGTATGTACCTACATAGTTAGAATCTTCTCCTGCTGCTTGCTCAACTGCTTCTGAAATAGTAGCACCTGCACCAGCAAAATCTGCAATGTAGAATACATCTTCTCTTTCTTGACAAATATCGATTGCCTTCGTTGTTACATAAGGATGATATTGTCTGATAATACCAGGAGTGATTAATAAGTTGATATCATATTCATCAGGATTTTGAACAGCGTTTAATGCTTTAGCATAAGCTACTGAACCACTTGTCGTTGATGATGCACAATTGAATCCTTGTGTATTCGTTGCACTAATATCTTCTCCCTTATTAATTGTTATAGTTGGGTCAATTCCATCCCATCCACCTTGAAAAGCCAAAGTGAAGTTTCTCATTGCGACTTGAGTTGAATCAGTTGTTTCAGCCGCACTTAATCCTAATCCGTATCTTGAGAATGAAGTAACTCCTTTAGGGTTGTCTAAACCGAAAGAGTAGTTAGCACCATTTCCAGAACCTACAGGTAACGGAGATAAGTAATTTTTATTATTATCAGATACGATTGCAGTTTCAAAATCAAATCCACTTGAGAATATTGATGAACTGAATGAAGCCGATGTGAAAGTTACAATTGGAAATAATGCAGTTAAATCAGTTGAATCAGCTGCAATACAATTAACAGGTAATTCATACTTATCATGTCCATAAGGAATAGCAGTTACAGGATATGTAGTAGTTGATATTTCAACTCTAATAAACTTACTTCTATTTTGATAATCTCCTGTTTCAGTAATTTTACCTACTGAATCAATTGTTACATCTCTATCACCAATTCTTCTTCCAACAAAGTTAGGAGATGATGGGTCTAATGTTAAATTATTATATTGTTCTAAAATTGATTTTCTCTTATCTGTATCACCAAATGCTCTTAATACTAAACTGAATGTTCCATAATCTGAACCATTTGAAGATTTGATGTTAGAAATTTGAACTTTGAATCTTACGTTCTCTGTGTTTCCATCAGCTATAGTATGAATTCTAAATAGGTTATATCTAGTTGTTCCATTATATAATTGAGATTGAACATATGGAGTACTTGCATTACTTGCATCAGCAGTGAAATTTTGTGCAGATAAAGTTTCTGAATCCGATGCGAAAACTACATCGCCATCAATAGTTGAAGATGATAAAGCGGTTTTAGTATGGTCAAAATAAGTATAAGCGTATGCATCTCTGTTGAATGAAGGTGAAGTTCCTAATACATCATCAATTGAATCAGCTGAAGTCTTTTTCATATCCATTCTATATTGACTAGTAGAACCTGTGATAGAGAATACTCCAAACTCAGCCGCACCAACTAATGTACTATTAGCTATAGTAAATGATGCAGATTGTGCAGATGAACTATGTGCTAATACTGCTACAATTTGTTTAACTCCAGTACTAACATCATTTGCAACAACTGCTAATGAACCTTTTTGAGAGTATCCACCGATTCCACCAACTCTTACAACAGTTACAGCACCAGCATCTCTTAGATAGTTCTGAACTGCATATCCTGTGTAGTAATCTTTTGGAGTACCGAAAATACTTTCATACTCAGCCTGTGTTGTTATTAAAGTAGGGATGAAAGCTGGTCCTTTTTCAGTTGGTCCAACTATCGCTGCTCCTATTTGCGATATACCTTGTGGTAAAAAAGAAAGGTCGTTCTCTCTTGTAAATACACCAGGTGATACAATTTTTTCTGCCATGTTATCTTTATTTAAAAATTTTTAGATTTCCTCTATATAAATATCAAAAGAAACTTCCAAAATATTACTGAATTGGTTTAAATTCTCCAGTAATCAAATCTATATTCCCTTCTCCGTAATTATTCTTTAGTTTTTCGAATAATACTTCCTCTTTTTTCTGAATTTCTTTAAGGGTGATGTAGTTTGATTCGTTTTCTTCTTCCAATTCTTTTATTCTCGATTGAATAGAACCAATACTTGCAAATACGTTTGCAAATTCATTTCGTAACTGAACTATTTCATTTAGTTCATCTTGAGATAACA